TGGTTCTTTTACCTTTATAAGATTCTTGAACAGGTTCTGGATTAAATTTTAAAGCCTGTAGATATTCCTCAACAGTAATTCCTTGCGGTAGGCTCTGTTTTAAAGTCTCCATGTCGTTATTCTGTAAGGCTGTTCTGATTGCGGTTGCATTCAAGCCTCCAAAATTTCCTACACTGGTCGGAACTACATTCAGGTATTCACCCTGTTGTTTGTATTTTTCAATTGATTTCCAGGCACCTTCCTCATCTTTACCGTATAAAGCCATGTAATTATTGTTAGGATCTGCCTTCATTATTTCATAGGCATCTTGAACCGGGGTAGCAGTTTCTGCCGGTCTAATCTCAACATTACCCGGTATTAAACCATTATCAATATAGAGTTGAAAAATATCAGCTGTCTGGTCAGCCGTAATTGGAACCTGTCCGGGTTTCTGTCTGGTTTTAGTAGAATAGATTACAATCATCTTGTCTACCTTGGGTGCTACACTCTGAATAACCTGTAGGTGTCCTTTATGCGGTGGTTTAAAGCCTCCTGGGTAGATTGCTATTGTTTCTTTAGATTCTGCTTCTAGGATTGGTCTGATTAGTGATATTGCTAAAGACCCGTATTTTTCCTGTAAGGCTGCTACCTTGTCTAGAGCGTATTGTTTATTGTCTCCTTTTGGAGTTCCAACTTCCCCAGACTTTATAGATACCATCGATTTAAAAATACCCTTGATTCTATTTTTAGATCTTTCGTTTTTAAGACCTTTAAGAGAATCTAAAAGCTTTTCAAAAGGTTGATCAAGATTAAAATTAGAAAGTAATTTCTTAACATCAGACCAGTTAGATGATTTCCAAACCTCTGTTCTATCAATTTGTTTGAAATCCTCATCTAGGGTAACTATTCTTAAAGTTAAACCTGCAGATGATAAATTAAATTCGTATTCCTGTCCTTCATCCAAAGGCGGTATATTAGTAATTCCCATCCGTTTTAAAACAGATTTAGGATCTTCTTCTAATAATACTACTTTAACTAATCCTAAAATTAATCCTTGAACTTCTGCCGGATAATCTAAGAAAGTTTTTTTAAATTCACCTTCTTCTTCAGAAAGAGCAATTATGTTATCAATCTGAACAAATTCCCCGGGCATTCCTGTAATAGGGTATAAAATCGTTACAATCTCTCCGGTATTTAAGCTTTTCTTACCTTTATACTTCTCGCTTTTAAAGGGGACGATTATATCGTCTGGAAGTGATTCTAAATACTTAGCTAATGTTTTTTTGAATTCTTTTTTATCTTCTCCTTCAAAAGTAGTAATTAAATCAATATCCCCAAAGTCCTGTTTGGCAGAAGTATTATAAGAGCCGGATACTTTAGCTGATTTAAAGCCTTTTATTTTAGATAATACCTTATCAATATATTCTTGGACTGTTTTTTCAACAGCCGATCTTGGTATGCGATTACCTCCTGCTGAACCTGACATTATGCTGTTTTATATTTAGTTAGGTTTGAATCATCTGGTAAGAACTTACCTTTTAATGCTAGACGGTCCTGGTTTTGAATCCAGTAGTCTTGTAAGTCTTCTGGAATATCTGCCCGGGTTGAATCTAGGATTTTTAAGTAGGTATCAAATACTTTATTGAGTTCTTCTTGAGATACGTTCTTTTTTAAATAATCCATTAACTCAAAATAATCATTTAAAACATCTTGAGAAATTTCAGTTCCGTAAAGTTTATTTAAAAGTTCTAAAGTCTGCTTAGGAGATTCTGCTTCAACCTCCCTAGTTTCTTTATCTAAGATCCCTTGACCGTGTTTAAATATCTTACCCTTGTTTGCAAATAAAGATACTAGTAATTGGGTTCTATGTAAACCTTTTACATTTCCTTTATAGATGTTAGAATAATAACTGAAGCGTAACCATTCTGGATTTCCTACATTTATATCGATCTGAACGCTTACTTCTAGTTTATCTCCTGTAGGTGTGTATTGAGGGAAGGCAAAAAATAAAGAACCGTTCCCGGCTGATTTAGGATCTGCTTCAATCTCCTGGTTACTGTTATTAACGTGATTGGAGATCAGCTCCAGCATAGCTCTTAATTGAATCTGTGCCGGAGTAGCAGTCTTAGCTCTCTTAGAGATTAATGCAACTAAAGCCTCAAACTCCTTAGGATCAATTGCCCATCCTTGAAGATCTGGTTGACCGTCTTTGATGAAGTTTTGAGCATCATAAGAAAGGTCTATATCACCGGATTCATCTTTTTTACCGGCTGAACCAAGTTTCTCCAAGCTCTTGAAAGTAGATGCTTTCTTAGGGTAGATTTGAGATAATGTCTTGACAAACTGCTCTAAAGTTGGATCAATATTCTCCTTTTTAATTGAGGTAGTTGTTCCAAAAACATTACCGCCTTCGTTAAGAATCTGCCTAAGAAGTGAGGTTAGTCTAATCATATATTATAAATATTACTCTTTCAGTTTAACTGAGGTAGGTAATATCTCTGTGATCGGTTTTAATTCTGGGTTTTTATATTTGAATATTTCAAATAAATGTTTGAAGACTTGTTTGTTAGTTTCAAAAGATTCTTTAGGTTCTTTTACTTCCCAGCCTTTACCCTGCATCTTGTCTGCTTTCTTACTTTCACCTCTAGTCATAGCTTTCAACCATACTATACCCATTCTCTGGATAGGTTTATCAAAGCATTCGTTCCAGGCCTGAGCGTAACATGCTAGTTGTAAATCATAAGATTCATGTAAGAAATTTGAGGTTTTAATATCTAGTAACCACAGTTCATCATTCATTTCTACCACTAGGTCGGCAGTTCCGGCAATTTGCAATTCATCCGAAAAGACATGCACCTCAGACGCCACTAAAGTTGGTTTGTAGGTCTCCCAAAATTCAACAAATTTTAAAATCATCTGCCAAACTTTTAAGCTATACTTGGTGCTTCCATACTGGTTAACCCAGGTAACTTCCTCACCTTTTAAATAAGATTCGATTGCAGTATGAACTTGAGTACCTTCATCACCTGCTCTTCTCATGATAATATCAGCATTAGTACCAACCTCTTTTAACCAGGTTTCAAAGAAACGGTCTTTAGGAAAGTAAGATAGTACCGTAGTTACTGAGGGGTAGTATACTCCTTCTTTCCTTTGGTAGAAACGGCCGTCTTCTAAGGTGATACGACGGGCAGTTGGGTCTGGATGTACTATACGTTTTACGCGTGGAGTTTCCAGGTTTTCGTTTTGTTCGATCATAGTGTTAATTTTTTTTCTAGCAGTTCCCTGAATGTTAATGGGGTTGCTGTATGTAGGGTTTTTGTGAATTCTTCAAAGCCTAGTTCCGATGGATCCTTTTCATCTAAGTTAATAAAAAAGACTTGTTTTCCATGGTTTATAAAGGTATTACAATACTCATAAGCTTGTTTGAAGGCATCCGTATCAAGTGCAACGAAAATCTGTTTAACACTAGAAGATACTATCTTCTTCATAAGCTTTTCTGGTATAATTTTTCCTAATAATGGAATGGCATTTCTCTTAATTGCAATAGCATCAAACATCCCTTCACAGATCACCAAAGGTGATTCCCAGTTTATGGTATTTTCTAATGCAATTATATTTTTTGAGACTTTAGGGTTTTTGTATTTAATTTCGGCCGGACCAAAATTCCTTCCTATAAAGTAATTCAGATTTCCAAATTCATCGTAAGAAGGAATGATGATCATATTTCTATAAGGGCCGGATTCACAATAACCAATATTATATCTTTTAATATCAAGTTCGGTAACTTTACGTCCTTTTAAGTACCGGAGGGCTTGTCTGACATAAACGTTATTCTTATCTGCTGGAAATAATGGGATGAATTCCTTAGGTAGGTTTAAAGCCTCTACCTTAGCTCCTTTAGATTCATGGTATGAAATCTTAACAAAGGTTCTAAGTTCATCAATCTTATGATCAGGGGCCTGGATTGCTTTAAATAAAGAGATTAGTTTCTTTCCTTTTTTATTACATACCCAACAATGCCAGTGGTGTAAACCTTCCTCATTCTCTTTAAGGTTAATCTCCAATTTTGGTTTATAGTGATTACAGAAAGGACAATGGTATGAATAATTATCCCCGGAAGTAGGCTTGCCTTTTCCTAATAGACTATCTATCAGATTTACTAGAAGATGATTTACCATTAAGTAAATATACGGAATTAATCCGGAGTCTGCAAATCCTTTTTAAAGATTCTTGACATAATATTTTCATTGTATGAATCCACCTCAAGAACATCCAATTTACATTGGTAGGCTATCTCATAATAAGTTAGCTGTTTTTTCGAGAAACATAACTTAATAATCTCTCTTTCAAACTTATCTTCCCCTAACTGCTTTATTTCTGCCAGGAGTGGTTTACAAGATCCCCAGTAGTCTTTCCAATTAGATTCTTTCTGTACTTTCTTCTTGGTAGGTTTACGACCTGGTCCAGTCTGTTCTGAAAGTTCTTTTTTAGTTAGTCTAACTGTTAGTTTGTTTGATAGGATTTTCCTTCCAATATAAAACTTACCTGTCGTCTTGTTTGTTATTTTATAAACAAACCCGTAACAACCTTCAGGGAAATCTTCAATAGAAGATACTTCTTTATTTTGATAAAACCAATTGCCCATATTTTATTTTTTAAACGGACGGGGACAAGGAGTTCCTTTTTTATGAACGTGTCCACATCTCCCGCAGTATGTTGCTTTTTTTGCTATCTTCTCTGTTACTAGTTTAGATACTAATTCTTGAAGTTTTATCATCTGTCTAAATTAATTAATATTGTAAGGTCGGTTGTATTATTTGTAGGTAGGGGTTTAGCTAATTTACCTACAGCAATTAGGTCTTGATTCTCATTATACAAACCTACTGTTGTTATGTAAGGATTGAAATAAGACCCGGTAACAAAATCGTAGACTGTTCCTTCGGTTGATCCTGAGATTAGACTTGGATTTAAACTAAAATTAAACTCTGATGTATCTACAGTACATTTGTATTGAGTTTCAAATAAAGTAAATGAGCTTGAAAACGAGCAGGTAGCATTTGCAGAGTTTATGAAGTTATCAATAAAAGCATTAAAATCTTCTGCATAAATTGCAGTTCCGTATACTCCGGATCCATAAATACTACCTCCTGTGTTATTATCTTTTGTTAAGATTATAAGCCCGTGTTGGTAGATAATATTACCGGCATATCCGTTATCAAGGCTAAAAAACAAAGAACCGTTTCCGTCATCATAAACGCTTCCAGATTCTGCTGCAAATCTAAAAGAACCTGGTCTAATATAATCTCCGTACAGTTTAGAAGGTATCGAGATTACCCCTATTGTATCATTAGAACCGGTTGGGA